AAGCCGATAACGTTCGTATCGCCGCCCGCGCCTGTTAACGGTGTGACCGTTGCAGATCCGCCCGCCACTGTCAGAATTTCCGCGCCAGCTTCGCCGACGATCGCGGATCCGGACGAAATGGTTCCGCCCTTCGCCAGATACGGGATCTTCGGAATGTTGATGTGTCCGCCCTTCATATCTGGGATCATGTTGATTCCGTTAATAACGCCGTTAATCAAGCCAATCATTTCGTTAAGCGCCGCCTTCAGCGTGGCGTTGATTGCGTCGCCAAACCCTTTGAACAGACCTTTTGCGCCTTCAAGTACACGCGCCCAATCGCCTGTAAAGATTCCACGATAGACGTTTACCCAATTTCGCAATTCCGTCTGAAGTCCTTCAAGTATGGTTTTTGCCGTTGCCTGGAACGAGTTCAAAACGTCGCCCATGAACGCGAATTTTTCCGACCAATCCTTCGTCAGATAACCAAGCGCGCCGTTGACAATCTTGTCCGCGACTTCCTGGATCTTGTCGCCGAATAATCCGAAGGCCACAATAACGGCACCGACCACGCCCAGAATCCCGACGTCGCCAATTCCGCCAAGCGCCTTTGTTAGATTTCCGACGGCCGTTGTCGCGGCAGACGCCACGGAAGCGATCGGGGATATAGCCGCCACAATAGCCGCGCATTTCGCAATAAGTCCCAAGGTTTCCGGATCCATATCGCGAAGCGCTTGCAATATTCCTTCGATAGCGTTCTTTATGTCCGGAAGATACGGCATAAGCATTTCGGCAATTTCAATTCCGATCTGCGCGAACGTTCCCGTAGCTTCGGTTTTAAGCTTATCGATAGCGTCGTTTAATTCATTCGCCTTGTCGATACTTTCTTCTGGAATGATATAGCCAAGATTTGCCGCTTCTTCGCCAAGTTCACGAAGTGAAGCGCCGCCGTCGTCGATAATTCCAGCCAATTCGTCAGCGGACTTCCCGAACAGTTCCATTGCCACAACGTCGCGTTCGGTTTCGTTCTGGATCTTGCCCAGCGCTTCCAAGGAATCGTAAAAAATATCTGTAATATCGCGGAATTCGCCGTTTGCGTCCTTTGTGGAAATGCCAAGCTTTTCAAGCGGGGAATTAGTAGCCGTCAACTGCTTTTTCAGCTTCTTCATAGCGCCCGTCATTGTAGAAACGTCTACGTCTACACGTTCGGCCGCATAATTCCACTTTTGCAGTTCGTCAGTTGATACGCCCGTTTGTTCGGAAAGTGTCTTCAGTTCGTCCGCTTCCTGTGCCGTCTTGACCGCAAGTGCGCCCATAGACGTTAAGAAGCCAGCCGCAACCTTCGAAAGATTCTTCGTTTTCTTTGCGACCGTTTCAAACTTGCCCGCGATTTTTTCAGCCGAAGCCGCGATCTTTTCCGCCGTGACGTTGAATCCCTTCGCGGCCTTTTCCGCTTCCTTTAATTCCTTTTCGGTCGCCGCGATTTCGCGTGTTAAAGCGTCGTATTGCTCTTTACCTTCGCCCGTCTTCTGAAGTTCTTCGCCGACTTGTTCTTGTGCCTTCTTCAGCGCTTCCAGCTTCGTCTTTGTATGCTCGACCTGGTCGCCAAGAAGCTTCTGCTTCTGTTCAAGAAGTTCTGTGTTCTTCGGATCTAACTTCAGAAGGCGTTCGACGTCTTTTAACTGTTTCTGCGTCGACTTTATGTCGGAATTGACGTCTTTTAACGCTTTTTCAAGTCCGGAAGTGTCCGCCCCTAGTTCGATTGTTATGCCGCGAATTTTCGTTCCAGCCATTATTCAACCTTCATTTCGCCGCGGAAGAAGGAAGCCAAACTTCCAGCGGGTGCTTTCTTGTCGTACTTTTCGTGATCGTTTGTCCGTTCTGTTATCATGTCGTAGACCATACCGACCGTGAATTCGTCTAATTCTGCGCCGTTCAAGTTCAATTCAGCGCAACGAAGCATAAATATCGCGCCATTCGGTTCACGGTCTATCGGCATTATTTTTTTTTAGGCGTTGAAGTCTGTTTCGTGTTGATTGCCCACAACTGAAGGATCTGCGGAAGGACTTCATAAATCGAAAACATGTCGAACGTATCCAGCCAATCGTCAGAAGATTTCTGTTCTATGTCCGGATCCGCATGTCTGGCCATGATGTATGCCGTATCTTCGAAAATCTGAAGATCCAACAGATCGAAGCCTTGTTCTTCGCCCTTTTCTATCTTTTTGAATGATTTTTCAAGCTTCGCCATGTCCGCGATCATGTCGCGTCCAATAATCGCACGATAAAGCCGCGGCGTGCGCGCCGTTGCGCGGAATTTAATGTCCCTTCCGCTAATGTTGATTATTTTATCCATTTTCAATCCTTTTCTTGATATTTTCCAACAGTTCCTTTTGCGCTTTTTCGTCAATCGGTGCGATATGCGGATAGGCCTTTGTTTCGCCAACCTTTCGCCCGCCATGCTTCAAAGCGTGTCCCTTTTCCAACAAATGCGCCAGCCGATATTCAGTTTTGTTGTGAATTATCGACATAACCGACGATTTTTTCTTTTTTAGGTCAATTCCCCAACCCTTGTTATATTTCGCCCAGGATTGATAAACGGGCGTTCCGGCAGGATGTGCCATGTGAAGTTCTTTCACGGCTTCTTGTGCCGTATCCAAAACCCCGTCCTGGCACGCCTGCTCTGTAACGCCTTGAAAATCCTTCAAGGATTGTTCTATTGCCTTCGCCAGGTCGTCGACCTTGACTTTTTTGTTCATAACTTTTCCTACGGTGTAGCGGGTGCAAAGTAAACGCTATTATGCCAAGCGTTCTTTACTGCGTCGCCCGTGTTCGGTCCGGTCATAGCCATGACTTTGCCGTTCTTCAGCGGTGCCGCGGAAACTGTCAACGTCTGCGTCGTCGGTGTCTTTGTATCTTCGATCGTGTTCAGATCACGACTAGGACGCGTCGCGGTGCAGTTGTAGAAAACATACTTCGTTCCAACCTGGTCGCCGTCTTCTTCGAACGTCATAGCGAAAGCCTTCGCCGTTGCGGAAGCGTCTTCCGTGATAACGTCGTTCGTGTCTTTGGAATATCCGAAGATTTCTTCGTAAACGTCGTCCGGAATAAGTGCAACGTTCAGATCGCCTTCGTAACCGTTGTTCGCGCTTGTCTGGAAATAGACGATATTGTCAGCGTAAAATTTGTTAATGTCGCCCTGTGCCGATAAGGAAAGACTAACGGCGCCAGGAACGTCGATAACGGTTCCGTATGTCGGAACGGCGCTGATGTACGCGTTCATAGGGAAGAAGTGAACGTTTTTGATACCGAATTTCACTTTATCCATGATTAAACCCCTTTCAAATTGATATTTCGTAAAGAATTTCGTAGCATTGTTCGTCGTCAAGCCATGTTTCCGTCTTGTCCCACGGAATATAGTTCGCGTCGAAAGCCGCTTCTAACTTCTTTTCAACGTCCGGATCCTTCTTTTCCGTATAAAGTTCGACGTCTACGTTCTGTATTACCTGGTAGACGCGATTGTCGGCGTCGAAGTTGTCCGTGTCCGTCGCAAGGTAACACACGAACGGAAGTTTTGGCGCTTTTCCGACAGGGAACGCGCGATACGCGACTTTGTTTTGGAAGGTCGAAATTTCGCTGATTATCGTTCTAACAGAAGATAAGGTCATTGTTCTTCCCCCTTCCGTTTCTCGACGTACAGTTCCAGGCGCCCGTCGTCCCGTAAGTATGTACGGTAAATCGAATAAACGGCGTCATTATACGTCAAAAGTTCTTCGTCTTTGTATTCGGTCGCCCAGATCAAAAACCGATATTCTGGTTTCATTCCCTGGATCCCCGCCTGGTAAAACTCATTCATACCAACCGAAGAAACATACGCGAATACGTTCCGCGGCGTTGTCGTTTCGACCCATTGTCCTAGACCGTCCTGTGTGTATTCAGTTGTAAGCAATGCGATCTTTGCGGCTTGATTCATGATTTATGCCTACGTTGTATAACCGGAATTCATGCCAAGTTGTGCCTTCTGTTCGTCGTACGACCGTTTGAAAGCGTCCGCCCTGTTAAGTGCGCCGTGTTCAAGTTCGAAGTGATAACCACAATAAGAACAGATAGCGCGAATGATAAGCTTATCCGTCGGATTCGTAGTTACGACCGTTGAATTGTCCACGCCAGCGATTCCCAGATCCAGGACGGCGCCGTCGATCAGATCCGACAGTTCGTCGTCGAAATCGTCCGTCGAAATAAGAAGCGCGTTCTTCACTTTTTCGATCATTGTTAAAACTTCCGGCATGATTATTTACCCCGTTTTGTTGTTGCCTTCTTTGCTGGTGCCTTCTTCGCCGTTGTCGTGGCCTTTGGTGCTTTCACGGCTTTTTCTGCCACTTCAACGTCCGGCACGATTGCCTTTTGTGCGACGCCTTCGTCCTTCAGTTCTTCAGCTGAACCGACGGACAGAAGAAAAGCACCTTCAGCGGGCGTTACGTTCACGACGTCGCCCGCCTGGTGCCTAATTCTTGCGTCAACTAATAATCTGACCTTCAAGATCAGCCAGAAACCTTCTTGATGTTGCAGAAGCGACCGCAAGCCGTGACTGCGTGTGCCGCATACTGTCTGCCGACGATCTTAACAAGATCTGCTTCAGCTTCGGACAGGTCGTCATACTTGATCGCAATGCCGTCGCCTTCCGGATAGTTCACGGATTCGCCGTTCAGATCGCCAACGATAGCGTAAACTTCGTTTGCGGAAGCGGCGCTGTAAGCTTTAAGGCTGTTGTTGAACAGAACCGGAAGTCCTTCGAACGGATCGATTGCAAAGTTCGCCTGTGCCTGTGCCTGTTTGAAAGCGGCATAGGTAAGCTTATTCATGATAACAACGGGATCCGCTGCTTCGTCGGAAAGATTAGCGAAAGCAGTAGCGATAGCCGTTACGGACGGTGCGCTTGTGATAGTTGCTACGCAAGCCGCAACGGAAGTTGCACTTGTCGGTGCGTTCTTGATGTCGCCTACAACAAGGTCTGCCAGCTTCTTCACGATCTGGTATGTAACTTCTTCATAGACGTAGCGAACGAGCGCTTCGCCGCCCATTGCGATAGCTTCGTCAGAAATGCGGATCCATTTCTTGATAGAAGCGGGAACCATGGTAACGATACCAAGTTTCAGCGTTTCTTCTGCGGGTGCGTCGCCGCCTTCTGTATGAACGTTAGCCGCGCTTGCAGTTCTCTCAAATGCAACCTTAAGGACGCCGCGGATCTCTGTTCTGCGTACGCGGGACAGGATCTCGTTGTTTTCCCATGCGGTGCGAATGATCTCGTCAACGATAGCCGGGACCGGAACGGATCCACCAGCAACGTTCTCTGTTAACAGGCTTCTAACTTCTGTTGCGTCTTCCGATACAAGGTAGCGTGCAAAAGCGTCTACATACTCTTTGGAAGCGCGGATTTCTTCGATTGTCTTCATCTCTCTCTTTTCCCCCAATTCTTTTTCTACGATAACTTCGCCAGCGTTTCCGTTAGCGATTGCGGATCTGATTTCCGCCTTCTTTGCTTCTTCTGCCTTGCGTGCTTCGATCTCGTCGTTCAGCGAACGCATTTCGGATTCAAGCGCGTCAAGATCTGCGCCGTCGTTGTCAAGTTCTGCAACGATAGCGTTTTTTCTCTCGTTGATCTCTTCGATCGTAAGTTCTTTAGGATCCATGCTTATACCCCTTTCAAAATGCGGATTCTTTGTTTATGTGCTTCAATCTTTTTCTGTTCCGCTTTTGCGCTATCCAGCGATACCCGCGCGCTATCCAGCGCGTCAGATAAACCGCGGGCAGAAATAGACGTAGCTTCGTACGCTGGCCACGTCACGGCCGATACTTCAAGCACACGGCCAAGGCTTTCGACGTGACGTTTCGGGTGATCGCCGTCGATCCCTTCCCAGGAATCAGCGTCCACCGTAAACATAAATGACATTCCGTCAAGATCGCCGCGTTCAACTGCGGAATACAACGCTTTCGCTTCTGCATTGTTCTCGACGTCCAGGTCAACGCGAATGTTCATTCCGTCGTCTGTAACTTCAAGTTGCATTGTCGAATTTTCGTTGTTGTTCCGTGATCTTGCCAACGGGATCATGTCGGTATTGTGATTTACTAAAAACCGGACGTCGCGAAGATCCGTTCCGTCCAAAGCGCCGCGTTCGATTACTTCGTCGTAGAATCCCAGATCCGTGATCTGATCGAATACGATCGGCGTTCCGGACAAGAAGTGTCCATGATCTTCGTTCTGTTCGGCGCGTACTTCAAAATTAAACGCCCGAATTTCTTTATTCTTCATTATCTGTACCCCCTTCGTCGTCATTTATCTTTTCAGTTGCGTTATAATATTCGCCCCTTATGATGTATTCCTGGCCTTCGCCGTTCGGAAGCGGCGGAAGGTTCCATATTTCGCGTACTTCGTCACGGTTAAGGATTCCACGATCCGCCAACTGCGCGGAAACTTCTAACTTTTCCTTGTTTGACATATACTGAAGCCGATTCGCGGACGCCATAACGTAATTTCCTTGCGATTGTTCCCGCAAAGTGAAAAGCATTTTCGTCGTTACTTCAGAAAATTGAATCGCGAACGGTTCGCATATTCCTTCATAAGCCGCAACCCACTTGTCGCCATATACCGCGGATTGTAAAAGGTCTTCGTTGACGTTGAAATAATCAAAGACGTTCGCCTTGATGATCTTTTCTTCTTCAGAATCTACAACCCACGGATCCGCCTTGATCTGATTTATATCCGTATATGTATTCGGGAACAACAGAAGGCCGCCGCCTTCGGCGTCCTTGCTGAAGTTTTCTTCCGTAAAGCGTTTTCGTTCTTGCGCTAACTGATCGCTTTTCGTGAAGTTGTTAACTTTTGCCCAGAAGCGATATGTCGCCGCCGACTTGACGCCTTCCTGGATCCCTTGATTTTGAATATGTATTAAATCAATCGTCGGATATAGCGCCGTATTTGTTTCGCCGAAGAAATCGGACTTGTACTGATGTTTCGTCATGATCCCGCAATAGTCCAATTCGATCGCGGCCTTCTTGCCGTCCTGGAATTCATAGCGAAGATACGGGACTTCGTTATACTGTACGATCTCGCAACGTTGCGGAAGCGGTGTTATAATTCCGGACGGTTCGCCGTAAATGTCATAGACCGGACATATAAAGGCCGTGTTGTGAACGTCCAGGATCGTCGACAGACGATATAAAAACTGATACCACGTCTGATACTGATTCGGCGCGTGTTTCAATTTGTTCTGAAGCGCCGGACGTGCAGATCCGCCAAGTTCGACCTTCAATTTCGCCGTATGCGTCGCGCGAACGTTGATCGCCGCACGAATTAACTGTTGTTCATAAATCGAACCGTTGTACGTCGTGAAATGTGGCGTATAGCCGTTCAGCATTTTGAAGGCGCCTTGATACTGTTTTTCCGGTTCCTTCGGTCTGTTCTTGAATATTGCGTCAAAAAGTCCCATAATTACCCCTTATTCGACAACTGTTCCCCTATTTCGCCGTACCACTTTTGACGGACGCAAAAGGCGTCAGACAAGGCCGCCGTCCCGTCTATGTGGGCGTTTGGATTTATCTTTACAAGACGACCGCGACCACGTTCGACGTTCATCTTCAGCGCCGCGTTCAGCAAGTGCGCTTTCAGAAGATCGTTGTCGCCGCAATGGACGCGCCCGTCCTTCATCAACCCTTCCATTTCCCGCAATACGCCGTAAAGGTTTTCGCCCTGGAAGACGTCGTCCGTCTGGAAGCCGTAAGCTTCAAGATCCTGGACTAAATATTGCGCGGAATATCTATCGTAGCCGACCTTTAGCGGAAGGATTTCGTATTGTTCCACCAAAGAAGTTAACCACGCATAACAATCGTGATAATCGACGAAATTTTCGCCCGACGTAGCAATAAGTCCCCTTTGTATGAAGAATTCATACGGGATCCCGTCGCGTGCCGTAGCGTCCGCGATCTTTTCAGCCGGAAGCCAAAACTTCGCGAATACATAAAGTTCGCCGTCTTTTTCGATAATGCACGTCGCGGCCGTCAAGTCCGTTGTCTGGGACAAGTCCACGCCGCAAACGCAATAGGTCGAACGGAAGTCCGCCAAGTCCAGCGGATCCCCGAAACACTTATTGACGGTCGAAGTATCCAGCCATGCAAGGGAAGAATTCTGTTTGATGTTGCAATACTTCGTTAGGAATTCCGCTTTTTTGGAAAGGGATCCTTTTGCGATTGCTATTTCTTCCAGCATGAAGTCAACGGACACGGAAACGCCCAAGTTCGGATTGCTTTTCCGAAGTTCGTTTATATCGTCCCACTTGTCCAGATCGTCGATCATGTATAAAAAAGGCAATAGCCGTTTTTCTTCGCTATCGCCCTTAAGAAACCTTGTTGATCTTTTCAGTAGTTCATCAAATATCGAATCGTTTATGTATCCGGCCGTCGAACAGGACAACAGGATTGATTCAGATCGCGCACCTGTTCCGGACTTCATGACTTCGTATTGCTTTAGACCGGAATCGCCTTCCCAGGCGGCTACTTCATCACAAACCGTCATAGACGGATTGAAGCCGTCGGACTTCTTGGCAGAAAAAGCAATCTTCTTCACGGTCGAATTCGTCGCCGTTATATACAGATCGCCGATCCGGTGCTTCGGAAGTTCTGAATCGTCGTGAAGCTTCTTGTTGTGTTCGTCCTTCTCGGAACACAATTCCTTCAACTGTTGATATTCCGGATCCAGCAACGTCATCTGCCAAACGTTGTTATAGATAATGTCCGTCTGATCTAACTTCGGCGCTACGATATAGACCTTTGTCCCGAAGCCGCCGTCTATGATCCAGATATACCGAATGATCGCGGCCGCAAGAAGGGACTTCCCGTTTTTCCTTGCAACGATCAGAACCACTTCGCGGAATTGCCGTCGGCCGTCTGCGTCCAGGATCCCGAAGATCGCCGACACAAAAGCCTTTTCCCAAAGTTCCAACAGAAACGGCCCTGGCGCCAAATCCCCTTCTGTATGAAAAGTATGTGATTCGATCCACTCGATCGCGTCGTTCGCCTTCTTCTGGTCGAACGTAAACTGTTTTTTCTCGATACCTTGTATCAAATATTCCAACAAAGCGTCGATCCAACCGCCAACCGTGACGGATCCGTCTTTAACTTTTTGATAATAAGTGTAAATCCAATTATCGGTCTGTTTCTTCGTCATTTTCGCGTTATTTCGGCGTATCTCTCGCGAAATTCGGAAATCGAG